AGATACCTTGGGTATATGACTTTCTCAATCCGATTGCTATTGATGTTGTAAATTATGGTGGATACATAGTTGGTAAACCAGAATATGTATTAAATATTTCAAAGTATACATATGAGTCTTTGACTAAAAGTACAGAAGGCAATAAAGCAATTTTCAAGACTTTGCCAAATGATCTACAAAAAAGAATAGAAGGTGGCGACAGAAGAATACCACTTAATTTAGATGAAGTATCGTTTTATCATTATAAAAAAGATGATTGGTTATTATGGGCCAATCCTATGATATATGCAATATTAGACGATATTATCATGTTAGAAAAAATGAAACTTGCAGATCTAGCCGCTTTAGATGGCGCAATTTCTAATGTCAGATTATGGACTATTGGAGATTTAGATAATAAAATTATACCAACTAAAGCCGCTATTAATAAATTAAGAGATATTTTAGCAAGCAACGTTGGTGGCGGAACTATGGATTTAGTATGGGGTCCAGAATTAAAGTTTACAGAAAGTCAATCGCAAGTTTATAGATTTTTAGGATCAGAAAAATATCAACCAGTATTAACTAGCATATATGCGGGATTGGGTATCCCACCAACATTAACTGGGGCAACTAGTAATGGCGGATATACTAATAATTATGTTTCTTTAAAAACATTGATTGAAAGACTAGAATATGGTAGAGAAATACTTGCGCAATTTTGGCGTAAAGAAATTGAAATAGTTCGTAAGGCTATGAATTTTAGATTTCCAGCAGAAATTCATTTTGATTCAATAGTTCTATCTGACGAAGCTGCACAAAAACAATTACTTATTCAGTTAGCTGATAGAGACATAATTTCTCAAGAAACATTATTAGAGAGATTTAGAGAACTGCCATCAATAGAAAGAGTAAGAGTGAGGCGAGAAGAGCGAGATAGAAAAGCAGATATTATTCCAGAAAAAGCTAGTCCTTTTCATAATCCTCAACATAAAAACGAGATTGAAAAAATCGCTCTTAATAAAGATATGTTGTCTGATGAATATTTTGAAGAAATTGATTTACCAATTAAAGATGCTGTTGTAGTTACCGAAAATTCAATACCTAATGTTCCACAACAAAAGCAAAATACAGAAGTAAAAACCCCCGGTAGACCACCATTTACTAGGGATACCCAAAAACGTAAACAAAAGCGTGTCTTGCCAAAAACTGGTGAAGCATCTACAGCATTATTATGGGGTATTGACGCCCAAAACCAAATTGCTGATATTTTAAATCCAGTAGCTTTAAAACATTTTAATAAACCAAATATACGTAGTTTAAATAAAGACGAACTTAATCAATTGGATCATTTAAAACTACGAGTATTTTCTAATATGCAAATATTTGAATCAGTTACCGAAGATGGTATTAAGACTATACTTGATAGTAAGCAAAATATACCAACACAATGTATGAATGAGATTAATTTACAAATTAAGGCATTCAATACCCACAATAATAGACATGCAACAACTAATGAATTGAAATTTATTTATGCTTCTGCATTGTGTGAATATGATAAAAATAATGAATAAACTCCACTAATGGTTTTTTTTGTGTAGTATTTTTTTGGAGGTACTTACTGAATGAAAATATATAAACAAGAAATATTAGATGGTTTAGAGCAAGCTCTATCATCGAGTAATACAATTGCATATTGTTCATTGGCAGAAAAGTATACACCAAACGCACAACAAAAAACAGATACTATAGATAAGCTTAACTCAACACAAGCCTTAGAAGCCGGTAATAAAGATCAAATAGATCTTTTCTATTTAAAATCAATTCTGGTAAGTACTGGCTGGAATAAAAATGATGATGTATTCGATCCACAAGAACTGTGGAATGCTAGAAATACACCAGAAGACAAGCCATTTAATTTTATGCATAATGAAAAGGATATTATTGGTCATATTACTGGAAATGCTGTAGTTGATTTTGAAGGCAATCCAATAAATGAAAACAATGTTCAAGTTCCAAGTCAGTTTAATATTCTTACAACTTCTGTAATTTATACATCGTGGACAGACGCAGAGCAAAAAGAACGCATGGATAAAATCGTTGCCGAAATAGAAGAAGGCAAATGGTTTGTATCTATGGAATGTTTATTTCCAGCTTTTGACTATGCTGTTATAGATAGCAATCGAAAAGCAAGCGTTATACCACGAAATGAAAGTTCAGCATTTTTAACAAAACACCTTAAAGCTTATGGAGGAACTGGAACATATCAAAACTACCAAGTTGGCAGGCTTTTAAGAAACTTATCGTTCTCTGGTAAAGGCTTAGTTTCAAAGCCAGCTAATCCTCGTAGCATAATATTGGAAGGAAATCAATTTTTCGATGAATCCAAGGCTTGTGCCTTAGAAATACACGTAATCAAGGAGAATGAAATGCCCGATAATATGACCCAGCAAATTATTGATTTGCAAAAGGAATTAGCCGAGGTCAAGTCTGCTAATGAAGCTCTAAAGGCTGAATTAACAACAAGCAAGACCACAGAATACGAAGAAACAATCAAAGAATTACAATCTTCTTTAGCTTCAAAAGTCGAGGAAGTTAATATACTCACAGAAGCTAAAGAGCATTATTCTACAGATATGAAGAAAAAAGAAGAAGAAATGACAGCTATGGAAAAAAAGATGAAAGAAATGAAAGAAGAAATGGCTGTTATGAAAAAGAAAGAGGCAATGATGAAGCGTAAGGCTGAACTAGAGGAAGTTGGTCTTGATGCAGAAGAAGCTTCAGCGACAGTTTCTGATTTTGAAAATTCAGATGATGAAACTTTTGCCAAGGTTGTAGCTTTAATGAAGAAGAAGGCAAAGTATATGACTGAAGAAAAGTCAGTCAAGAAAGATAAGAAGGATACAACTATGGCTCAATCAGAAGACGAAGAAGTTGATGCTTCTCAGGCTTCAGAAAAAGATCTAGATTCAGTAGAAGAATCAGTAGAAGTTTCTATTGCTGAAGCTGCTGAAGAAAATGAATCTGAATCACTTCGCGCCGTTGCAAGCGAGTGGCTTGGTTCTATTTTAAGATCGACACCAAAAACCAAAGACAACTGAGAATTACTTTTACTAAGGAGAATGAATAATGGCTCTAAAAACTGATAGAAGTGTCTTGCAGACAGATATTTCGTTTTTCATGAACGAATCTGCTACTCGCGGTGGCGTTGTTTCTCTTAGCACTGGCGCATCTGGTGCCGCTATGGATAACGGTGCTGCTCTAGTAACATACGCAGCTAATCCATCGGGTAAAATTCCTGTTGGTCTTCTTATAAATGACATGGTAGATATTGATCTAACAAGACAGCATCTTAACCAGCATAAGGACGAGGTACAAAAGGGTGGCAAGGTAACACTACTCCAAAAGGGTTATGTTGTTACAAACAATCTATTGGGTACAGTAACAGCAGGCGCTCCTGCTTATCTTGCCCATAGTGGTAGACTTGCTACTACAAATGTTTCGACAGATAATACTGATGCAGACGGTTCAACAAGACTTGTTGGTCGTTTTCTATCAGCCGCTGATGAAGATGGCTATGCTAAAGTCTATATCGACCTTCCAAATACAAATACCTGAGTTAATTAAAAAGGAGATGTAAAAGATGAAAACAAGACCAACACCTGAGTTTATCGAATTGCTAAAGCGTTCGGGAAGCTCTGATAAGGTAGTCGCAATGGCCGCTCAAAGGGAAATCGCCAAAGCCCTTGAAACACCAATTCGTAAGGGTGTTTTATTTGGTGATGTTGTAACTTCGATTTTCGAAGCTATGCCACTAGAGCCGGGTGCTACACCTGAGTTCCCATTGGATCTACTTGCCCCCGGTACTGAGGCAGATCATGTTGCCTATACCAATCCCGGCAATGGTAGAATTCCAGAAAGACATGTCGAAGGTGATTATGTCATGGTAAATACTTATGGCATTAGTAGCTCAATCGACTTTCTTTTAAAGTATGCCCGTGAAGCTAACTGGAACGTAGTAGCTCGCGCTATGCAGGTTCTAGAAGCATCATTTGTTAAGAAGATCAATGATGACGGTTGGCACACACTACTCGCTGCTGCTGTTGACCGTAATATTTTAGTGTTCGACAATGATGCAGCTGGTGGTCAATTTACAAAGCGTCTTGTCAGCTTAATGAAGACAGTTATGAGAAGGAATGGTGGTGGTAACAGTGTTACTGCTCCCGGCCGTCTTACAGATCTATACTGCTCTCCAGAAGCTGTCGAAGATATTCGTAACTGGGGTGTTGATCAGCTAGATGAAGTTTCTCGTAGAGAAATTTATGTAGCCGCCGACAATGGCCCAGCTATAACACGCATCTTCGGTGTAAATCTACACGATGTGTTTGAGTTTGGTGATGGTCAAGAATATCAAACATATTTCACAAGCGATCTCGGTGGCTCACTTGAGTCCAGCGACGTTGAACTTGTGATTGGTCTTGATCAGAATCAAAACGATAGCTTTGTAATGCCTGTTAAGAAAGAAGTTGAAGTCTATGAAGATGAAAGTCTTCATCGTCATCAGCGTCAGGGTTACTA